ACAGGACACTCACTTGTTAAGAACCTTGATATTAATAACGGATTGAAAGTAATTGGTTTAACAACAATTACAGGTAATGTATCAATAGGTGCATCACTCACAGTTGGAGAGGATTACGGACATACAACATTCGAGAGTAGAAAATTTGGAATAAATGTTGATCGTAATAATAAGGTTGCGATAGGAACAGATAGACCTTTTGGTAGTAGTGTAGTTAATGATCTTGATGTGAGACATGGTTCTGCAATTTTTGCAGGGGTTGGAGTTGGTAAAACTCAAGCGACTGCTGCTGTTGATTTTGCAAATGCAGGTAGATCACACAATGATGTTGTTCTCAAAACTTCTGAACAAAATAGAATGTATATGTATCCTCCAAAAGTCACTAACACAGAGAGAGGTAATTTGGTTGGAGTCACAGCAGGGGCAATGGTGTACAATACAAGTGTAAATAAGTTACAGGTATATAACGGTTCTAATTGGGATAATTGCAATTAGGTAGAAATCTGAAAACTTATACATACCTTTGTATGGATTGTAAGTCGGATTATATATTCTTTAAGAGACAGTAAAGAAATCGTCACACACGACCCCTCTGGGGTCTTTTTTTTGCTATAATAGTTGTATCTAAGATATTAGTATGCAACTCAGACCACATCAAACTAAAGCAATCAAAGCAATGCTTCGCAATGATAAGGGGCAAGTGATTGTTCCCACAGGTGGTGGTAAAACCATGTGTATGATTGATGATGCTATGAATGAGTTTTCAAGATCATACATGGGTCAGACTATTGTGGTTGTTGCACCTCGTATTTTGTTGGCGAATCAGTTATCAGCAGAGTTTCTTGAGTTTATTGATAATGCAGAGGTATTACACGTTCATAGTGGAGAGACACATCACTATTCAACTACAAAAGCAAGTAGAATATCTGTATGGTCAACAAAAAATGCTGCAAGTAATCAGATAATTTTCACTACATATCATTCACTTCATAGAGTACAAGAAAGTGGTATTCATGTAGATACAATATACTTTGATGAAGCACACAACTCAGTACAGAGAAACTTTTTCCCTGCTACCGAACACTTCTCAAATAATGCTGAAAGATGCTACTACTTCACAGCAACTCCAAAGTACAGTTTGACTCCTCAGAAAGCAGGAATGAACTGGAAAGAAGTCTATGGGGATGTGATCTGCCAAGTTCCTGCACCAAAATTAGTCAGAGACGGATACATACTACCTCCAAAGGTTGAAGTCTATAAGTCAAGAATCTTGGCGAAAGATGAGTTGGTTGCTGATCGTGATTGTGAGCAGATGGTACAGTCCATAGATAATATTCAGAAGAGCAAAGTATTGATTTGTGCAAAGTCCACGAAGCAAATCATCACATTACTATCTCATACAGAGTTCATTGATGATCTCACACACAGAGGTTATTCTTGGATGACCATTACAAGTCGTACAGGGGCGATTGTTGATGGAGAGAAAGTATCCAGAGAGGACTTCTTCAATACACTTAATGAGTGGGGTAGAAATCCAGACAAGAAATTTGTTGTACTACATCACAGCATACTATCAGAGGGTATCAATGTTCATGGACTTGAAGCAGTATTGTTTATGAGATCTATGGATTACATCACTATTAGTCAGACGATTGGTAGAGTGATACGAAAAGGGGCAAAAGACAAAGTTTATGGTATGATATGTGTACCAGTATATTCTAAAGTGGGTATCACAACCGCCAGAAAGGTTGAAGCAGTAGTCGATACTATATTCAACAAAGGCGAAGCAGCAACAGTTACAGTTACAAGATGATTCCAAATTATTATTGTAGAGAAATACTACCAAAAGAAAAACTTAATTATATTAGAAAATTAATTACAGCACCAACTGTTGATTGGAAAGATGGTGCGATCTCTATGAGAGCAGGGGCATACGATACCAAATTACCTGACTATGGTTCAACACAGAAAAAATTGTTTGAGACACTCAATCAGGATGTATTTTCTATTATAATGAGTGAGGTAGATAAGGATGTTAATTTTACATCTATGGTTACACCTCGCAGAACAGATCAAGCAATGATTTCTAAGATTGAAGAAGGTGGATACTACAGATGTCATCTTGATAATGAGTTCAACGGACATTACAGCACCACATTATTTCTCAGCGAACCAGAGGATTACAAAGGGGGAGAATTGCAATTACTGGTAGATGGACAAGTCAAAAACATAAAGTTGAAGGCAGGGTGGGGTGTTACATATTCAACTGGAATACCACATCAAGTATTGAATGTAACTGAGGGTATGAGATATGCAAGTGTGTTCTGGTCAAAATCACTCATCACAGACCCATTTATTAGAGAGATTTATCATAGTGTTACCAACATTCAACAGAAGTTGACTAACTCAGGATATATTGATAAAGTACATACAGACATCAAAGAATTTGTAGATGACCCAAGAGTTGAACTTGCTATGTTGAAAAAAACCATACTAAGGAGATACTTATGAGAGATACAATTCTGTTCGGAGATTGTCGGGAGACACTCAAAGAATTTGATGAAAAGGCGAGGATGTGTGTAACATCCCCTCCTTACTATGGTTTGCGTGACTATGGAGGAGAAGAGAATCAAATCGGACAGGAGCAAACACCTGATGAATTTATAGATCAATTAGTAAACGTATTCAAGGAGGTTCGCAATGTGCTTACAGATGATGGAACTTGTTGGGTTAATCTTGGGGATAGTTACTATAACTACAGACCTGGAAAAGGACAAGGATTGGTTAAGCAAACAGTCTCTAATACAAAGCAAGACTTACCAGATGTGTGTCCTCGCAGAGGAAATAAAATCGAAGGACTTAAAGAAAAAGACCTTATTGGAATCCCATGGCTCTTTGCCTTCGCAATGAGAAATGATGGATGGTATCTCAGACAGGATATAATCTGGCATAAACCAAATCCCATGCCTGAGAGTGTGAGAGATAGATGCACCAAAGCACACGAATATATATTTTTGTTTAGTAAAAATAAAAAATACTACTACGATAATGAAGCAATCAAAGAACCCGCAAAAGATTGGGGAACAAGAGACAGAACAAAAGGAAAATACCATAACGAAGGAACAGGATTACAACCACATAGCGGACTTACGAAAAGTTATCCAACAAAGAATAAACGATCTGTCTGGTCAGTAACTAATAAACCATATCGTGAAGCACATTTTGCTACATATCCACCTGACTTGATTGAACCTTGCATATTAGCAGGGAGTGAAGTGGGAGACATAGTATTAGATCCATTCATGGGATCAGGAACTACAGCAGCAGTAGCAAAGGCACTTGGTAGAGATTACATAGGATGTGAACTACATGAAGACTATGGTAACTTAATTCAGAAGAGAGTGGAGGATTACGTGCCAGTTAAAGAACCGACACAAGAACCTTGCATTAACATCTTAGATATTATATAATAGAAGAGTAAACAAAGGGGAGCATTATGAAGTGTAAAGTTGAACTTATTGTTGCAGGTAAAGTATTTTATGAGTCTGTTTATGCTCGTGATTATGATGAAGCAAGACAAGTAGCCATTGCAAGAAATCCTAACGCTAGAATTATTGGTGTTAATGCAGATTTCTTTGAAAATGATAACTACTGATATACATACAAAAAGAATTAAAAAAGGAGAAGAAAAATGCACGATCAAAACTCAATAGATAAGAATGAAACGTCTGCTGAAAAATATCAGAGAGCATTGGATTTATTTACTGAGTCAGTAATGAAACCTGACGCTGATTTGCGTGGTTGTGCATATAATCAAGGTTGTTATGATGACCTGATGGAAATCAGACAACACGTTTTAGAATACCTTAAAACATTGAAGGAAGTTACACATCATACCTATGCAGATGAGAGTGACGAATTAGAGACAGCAAAATTAATTGAAGTAAAAGACAAGATTGCAGTTGAGACAAAACCTTATACAAAGTGGCGATAGATGAGTGACGTAAATTTTAAAAAGCACATTGTCTTTCGTGAGACAAGTGATGTTATATTCTATGATATAAGTGTAGATGAGTCAAATGCTTCTGATCTTGTAGTTCATAATGGATCTGCAATATCCCCACCAGATGATATTGTAGGAGCAAAGCAGTTTTACATACATGGATTTCAAGATGATAATAATCGAGTTGTATCAGGGGAGAGAACATTTGAACTGGTAAACTACGATTGGAAATATCCATATCACATAGTTCATTTGAATCGGGCAAGCGGAGCATTGGTTATACCTCGTGGTACGTTTCATAGATCAATATCAGGAGAAAAGGGGTCAATCGTTATCAATCAAGCAAAGAGATATGAAGGATTTGATGCGAATACAGATTTTATTCCTGTATCGTGTGCAGAGGACATGAAACTGTATAATATACTCAGAAATGAGAAACCAGTAGTCCATACACTTGGCGAGTAGGGGGTTTCCTTATCGCATAAATTATGTTATAATGATAGGAGATTTGATTACAAAATGAAAAGAGTATTGATTACAGGTGGAGCAGGGTTCATAGCACACCACTTGATTGGACAGATACTTAAGAATACACAATGGGAAATAGTGAGTCTGGACAGATTAGATTATAGTGGCAATCTTAACAGATTGCATGATCTAATGATGACTTTTGAACCAGAGGTACGCAAGAGAGTAAGAATAGTCCATCACGATTTAAAAGCAGAACTTAATCCATTGATTCGTAGTGATATTGGAGAAGTTGATGCAGTATTACATTTAGCAGCAGGGTCACACGTTGATAGAAGTATTGACTATCCAATGGAATTTGTATTGGATAATGTGGTTGGAACTTGTAATATACTAGAGTTTGCGAGGACTTGTAAGAACTTAGAAAGATTCATATATTTCAGTACAGATGAGATTTTTGGGCCAGCACCAGACGGAATAAAGTATAAAGAGAATGATAGGTATAACTCTACTAATCCATATAGTGCTACGAAGGCAGGGGGAGAAGAGTTAGCAGTTGCATATCAAAATACATATAAACTTCCTGTATTCATCACACATACAATGAATGTATTTGGAGAGAGACAGCATCCTGAGAAGTTTATACCCATGTGTATAAAGAAAGCAAGGGATGGAGAGACAGTTACTATCCATAGTGACAGTACAAAAACTGTACCTGGCTCCAGACATTATATTCATGCAGAGGATGTTGCGTCAGCAATATTATTCTTATTGAATGATAAAGCAATTAGAAGATTACATCCTGATTATGATGCACCAACATGGGGTAATGCAAAATGCCCTAAG